GATAGAGAAGCAATTGCTTTTGAAATCTCATCTAATGGTCCACGAGCGTCAAATTCCATTGCAGTTGCTTTGGTAATTTCTGCTGTTCTTTCTGATTCATATCGGCTTGCGAAGTCATGTTCAAGGGATTTGCGTAGTTCCGCTTCTTCCATTGCTGCTTTGTAAACTTCGTATGCAGCCTCTACATCAGATGTAGATACCATATCAGGAGTTAAGAAATCGGATTTTGCAACTTTTCCACCACTACCAGTAGATTTACCTACAGCGTTAGTAGAAGGCGCACCGTTTTCTTGTGCTCTTCCTTTAACTTGCCCTGCGAAGTAGTCAGCACCATCGCCGATTGCTTCAGGGGTTGAGCCAAGGTTGGCTTTTTCGAGTCCATCGAAGTGACTTCTTGCACCGTTAACATCGACTCCAGCACTCTTTAGAGTGTCTTCCATCCAGTTTAGGTATTCAGAAGTAATGACATCGGAAAACTCTGACTTTTCTACGTCAGCATCTTCTTTCTTTTTGTCATCTTTTGCTTCTTTTTCATCGGCTTTTTCGGGTTTGTCTCCCTTCTTGTCCATCGCTTCTTTCAGAGCAGGAGGCATTGCTTTCTCCATATCATCAAGGCGACCTTCAAGGCGAGACAAGACATCAGTCATTTGCGTCATAACATTATCATCGTTTGTCATATTTTTCACCATTTGGTCTTGTTTCAATATCCTAAAGGTGGCCTCAGGATTGATGCCCCTCTCACATATTGTAATTTCGTGAAGTTCTAGTTTGCTGATTTCTTGGTAATCACCGTGTTCAGCGTCTGATTTTCGAACACGCTTGAAAGCCTGTCCTCCAATACTAAAACCACGAAGCGAACCCTTTCTTATTTCTGCGGCGACTTCTTTCGCCTTCTCAATGTCATCTCTCAAAGCAACGACGACGAACATTCCTGTGTCATCAACTTCGCTTTTCCACAAACGACCTTGGTTGTCGGTGTAAGAAGGAATAACCTCACCGACCTGTATATTTGAATGTGCTAACTGTACATTACGAAACTTTTCATCTTGCATGTACTTTGCAAAAGCATCTTTTAATGCATTTTTAGTGATTTTATCACCTTGTTTATCAACAACTTCAACACTAGCATATCCAGCAACAACTAGGTCTCCACCTTTGAGAATAGTGATGCCTTGAGAATTGCTGGAACGAACTGTCGCAGACATCATACTGAGAGAAATCTATTGTTATACTATTTATATGAAGCGGATTTTAATTTTTTCTTAGTATCTCTTTTAGCCTTAGGATAATCTTCAGGTTTCTCTGGTTCCTCAGTAGGTCTACTTCTCATATCATAATCAGGCATAGTACTCTCATCTTGTAGAACTGTTGGTCCTCTTGGACTTCCGTTTGGTTCTCCCAAGTCTATTCCCAAACCTCTTCCCGCCATGTTAGAATGCCCCTTATCTAGAACATCTAAACTTCTTTCTATAATTTCTAAAGCCTTTTCAAAATTAGGTTTGAGTAATCTATTCTTATCATCAGCATCTACAAGACCAGCACTTTCTTCTTCTTGTATTTCTTCTCTAACTTTTTTATCTTCGGCAGGAAGTTTTGTCACTTTTCCTTTCAACATTAAACTAGCGACTTGTCCCCAAAACGGCTTTAAACTTTCAGATAACTCTACACTATATTCTCCTAGCCCCATATCTGAAAGGGTAGTAGTCGGAGAATGAACCCAATATCCTAAAGAAGATTTTTCTAATTTATAGGTAACACTATCATCATTAGGAAGAGAAACTATGAGTTTATTGTCTACAATATCAATATCGTGTGGTAAATGAATAGGAGGGAATGATTTAGCAAGTAGAGATAATGTCTCTAAACTTGCACTTCCTTCGCCCTCACCTTCACCGACTAACTTACTTAATTGTACATTATACACATCTCTTTCATAGTTTTCATTCTTTTCTACACCAGTGAATCTTGCCCTTACAATCTCACCTTCTTCAAATGGTTTAGGACTAGTGATTGTCGCTACATCGACATAAACTTGGTCTTTGAAAGGAACAGCCCTATCTCCAAATCCTTCTTTGTCGATTACTGGGCCAGCACCTAATCTGTAAATAAACTCAGGTGCTTCACCTCTTCTATCTAAAACAATCAGATTTAAATCTCTATTCTTACGCAATAAAACCCACTTAGGATGTCTCTTTTCTCCTCTCATGTAAGTGGATTTATTATCTCTCAATAAAAGTGTAGAGTGTTCTTTACTCAAACTATCTACTGCATCTTTCAATCCTTCATCATCTGTAAATCGAGTATCATGTGGTCCACAAATTATCACTTCTTCATGGCTATCAAATTGTCCTCTTAAAACTTTGAATCTCTCTCTAACAGTCATATCCATAATATCCGTACCATCATAATGCATGATGTCAATTACGTGTAGGTTCTTCTTGGATAGTATAGCATCAAATGTAGCATCTTTTTCTCCTAATTTTTTGATACCTGTTTTCACCCAATCAGGAACTGCGCCTCTACTACCATCTTCATAATACGCTGTAACTCTCTTATTTTTCTTAGTAATGACTAATCTCTTTCCGTCATACCATTTTGAAACACACCAACCACCAGTAAAACCTCTAAGTTCTTCTAATTGTTTAAACTTGAATATTCTATGCATTGGTCTAATTGGTGGAACCCAACCGGGTTCCTTATCCCCTTTAATTAATAATTCATCAGGATTCAATAATAAATTAGCATAAACTCCTGCATCTTTTCCTAATTGATTTAAGGGGTCAGATATCATAGGTTGCACATCACCAAAACCTTCACGTATTCTAGTTGCGTGAGATTGTTCATCTTCTAAAGGTCTAGTTTCAGCGTTTTGAATCTGAGCACTCATCTCGTTACCAAATGCCACATTCAAATGTTGTGGTGCAGGTTCAGTTAATCTTTGTGTATGATTTGTAGGATAAAAAGCAGGTTTACCACCTTCAAAAGATAAAGCCCCTTCTGGTTTCATTTCTAATCCTGTTTTGAAACACTCCCCAAAGATGTTAGTTACAGTAGGCCCACTACCATCATTTGAAACTGGTTGATTAAACCAATCTATTTTTTCAGTAGAAACTTTTGTGTCTAAAGGTGTATCTGAACCATCATGTAAAACTAAACCCCTAAAAGCATGAATACCTTTACTAAAAGGATGTAAATTTTTTGTAGTTGCTCTTTTTTTACCATGAGTAGAAATAAACGGTGTGTTTTTAGTAGGTCTATATGTTTCTTCTCCTCCAGTTTCTTTGCTTTTAGTTCTCAAACTTTGTTCTATATAATCCGGTTCAAAATATGTCATCCCTAAAGCGGCAGCATGTTCTTTTAAACCAAGTAACTTACTAATCTTATTACTATTGTCAAGAAGGCCATTTTCAATACCAAAACTTTCTTTTTCTAAAATCTTAGAGGCTTCACTATGTAAATTATGTCTTTCTTCTTCATAATGTTCTTCTAGATTGTTTTTCATGTTTTCAAAATCAGCAGCATCGTGGTCTATACCAAATTTTGATAATATACGAGAAAGACTTCTTTTAGTTAGTTCTGGATTTCTAGAATGTCTTTCATCTATATTGTTTAGTAATCTAAATGTTGATTCTAAATCTTTTTCCTTAGTTACAAGTGGGCCTAGTAAATCACGTTTTCTTCTTGACTCTGGGTCTTTTTTTTGTTTACGTGAAAGAAGTACTTTTTCTTCATTTAAACTTCTACTTCTATCCCCTCCTACTTCTTCATGGAGGTGTTCATCTAAATCTCTATCATAGTCATCAGCAAGTAAACTAGATAATATTTGTTTTTGAGACATCAAAAATCTTCCCTCACCTTCAGGAATTGTACCTAAAGTTTTTCTGATATGGTCTAAATGTTCTTTATCTAAGGGGAATCCTAACTGTTCTGCTACTTCTTTTGCATCAGTTTCGCTATGTACTGGAATACCAGCCTGTTTTATGAAACTCCCAAGACTATGTAATTTAGGGTCTAAAGGCATTTCTTCTTTAGAAAGTCCATTATCTATAGTAGTAGGATGAGGTATACCTAATTCTTCATAATACTCAGGTGGTAATACTTTCAAGGCCATATTTGCATCAGCAAATAATCTTGCAACATTCTCTCTAATTGCTGGATTACTTGGTTCTAAGAAACCATCGGGGTAATACTGAACTAAATGTTTAGCCATTTCAGAAATAATACGAGTATCACCATTTAATTTTTCGTTAAGTTTTTTCCCATGAGAAAAATTTTCAAATGATTTAGCAGAAACTTCATCATCAACTTGATAATTAAAAACATCTGGACCATTTCTTAATCGAAATTTTTTAGTATGAAAAAGAGCATTTCTATCTGCTTTTTTGTCTTTCATAAATATCTCTTCAAAAGGATTTACTAGTGTATCGCTTATATCTGTCACAACATCATCATCAACTACTGGATTAATACTCATACTCCTTTCTAATCCATAAGGGTTATCGGAATTAGGATTTGTTGAGAATAAGAAAGGTGCTATGTCAGAAAGTCTTGCTTTTCTTCCAAATTTTTCTTTATTTTCTTCAGCAGTTCGACCATGTAACATACTAGCAACATGAGGAGCAGTAGAATGATTTTTAGCAGCATTTATAATATTACCAAAACCCCCAACGTTTTTAATCAAGGCTTTGTTATGTTGTAAAGCATGAGAACTAATCTTACTTTCTTCTGGTCTTGGTAAAAATAAATGTCCAAACAAACCTTGATTTTGATTAGGAGTTTTGTGGTCTCCTCTTGTCGAACCCAGAATAGAGTTTCCTTCCTTATCCGCTATTGGATAATGTAATGACCTAAACAATGTATGGAAATCCATTCCTAAAGCCGCACCCATATAAGCGGGAGCAAATATAGATGCAGGAGTACCACCCAAATCATCAAAGGCTTTTCTTATTTCTGGGATTTTAAGTAACTCATTAGAAATTTTATTACACTCATAAGCATTGTAAGCATCATCTAATTGATTATGCTTAGAGTTTAATCCTAAAAAGTCTTTTTTCTTTCTCATTAATTCTTTTAACATTTTATTATCTATTAAAGGACCAGAAAAGTTGTCATAAACTTCATGTTCTTCCATCTCATTACCATCTGAATGAAAACCCAAAGCGTGTAAAAGATTTCTTTCAGGAATCATATTTTTAGCATTCTTACTTTCTTCTGCTAGGGCTTTTTTAAAATCATCACCGGATTCTCTTTTTAGTTTTAGTAATCTTTTCTTACTCATATTAGGAAACGCTTGGTATAACCAACCATCCTCATCAATATCATGTCCCATAGAATCATGTAGATTTTCTAATGCAATTTCAGATAGGGGTTTTAGAATTTGGTCTTCACTTTCTTTATCATAAGTGATATCCCCTATAATTTTCCCATCTTTATCTACAGGCACTTTTGCTGCTCTAAAAGCGGAATCAAAGGCAAATTTATCTTTATCGGTTTCAGGTAGATTAGACATTAATATTGGAGTTATATTATTGTCGCCACCTAAATGTGGCTCATTAGAAGTAAATGTTTTCGCATTCGAGGTTCTAGTTCTTAAGGTTCTTTTTAGTCTACCCATAGGTAATTCAAAACCATCATCAAATTTTAATAATTGTCTATTAGAATCACTACCTTTATTTTTATCATGAAGATGTTCAAAAATCTTAGTCCTTTCTTCTGGCGAATACCACTCTAAACCTAATTTAAATGCTAAATCTGAAAGATATTCTGGATGAGCCATATCTTTTGGGTTTTCTAAATCACCTACACCCGTTCCATAATATTCTGCTAATGTAGGGTCTGAGCCTTCTTCATACTCAGGTTTGTGCTCTCTATTTTCCCAAGATTTTAATCTATCAGAAAAATGTTTTTGTCTTAACTCAAAATCACTAGAACCATCATCGTTATTTTCTTTCCAACGTTCAAAATCCCTATTGTACGCATCAACTTCATGACTTAATGTATTAGGACCTTTACCTGTGTACAAAGGACCAAGAAAACTATACCCGCCCTTAACATTTTTTGAAATAGCGTGGTTATTTGTTTTAGTTAGATAATCTTCGACTGCTATTTCATAATTTTTTAATTTCTCAGCAGTTGTTTTTTCACCCTCTTTTGCTGGTAAAAATTTTTTTGCTAATATATGAAAACGCATCGGTAAACCAGAAGAGGGTTCAATTCTATGAAGAGGGTTATGGTCTCTATCAAAAGGGTGAGCATTAGGATAAATACTTTTTGGGTCTCTTTTAACATTTAATTGAGCACCATGTCCCCTTGCTGCTGTATGTGGAATATGTTCTTCAGTATGTTCTTCAATTCTAGATTCTATCCTATTTTTAAACGGGTCATATACACTATTATGCCCGCTTTGGTCTTTCCTATAAAGTGGCATTTCATCCCTAGATAGTTTTCTTTTCTTTCTTTTTTCCTTAATTAATAAATCACAAACTTCTTCTTTCCAAGTAGGATTCAAATTAAATCCATTCGCATCAAGATTGGCTTTAGCAAAAATATACTCTTCAACATAAGTTGAGATATCTTCATCTAAAACAGATACAGCGTTTACTAAGTCGTCTCTTGCCCTTATGAAAATATCAGCAGCATCTTCTTGCACACTAAAACCACCTTTTTCACTCGTTGGTCTTAGACTCTCCACCGCTTGTTATTTCATGAGACTCAAGAGGTCTATCATGTGTATTGACTGTAGGAGATAAAGTATCTAAGTTGTAAGCATAACTTGTAGCCCCTTTATTAGCAACATCTTCTGAATCTAATAAATGTTGATTTGAAGTGTAATATGCGTTTCTAGTTTGTCCACCGGATTCCGCTACGAAAGTAACATCTTGAGGTTCAGTAGAAAAAGTTGTAATAAAATTAGGACTTGCTTTTTTCATTTCACCGTATTTCTTCATGCCACAGCCCATCTTATTCAAACATTCAGATTTCTTCATACCACAAGAGGGGCATTTATCTTCTTTCACAATAGATTCTGTTCTTTCTAATAATTTTTGAGCCTTATTCAAAAGGTCAATTGCGTTGTTATCTACTTCACTATATCTTGGTCTTACCATCTTAATACAACTCCATTGGTGTTTTTACATTATCAGCCATGTCATGAATTTCTTCCCAACTCATTTCATGAATCTGTTCATTAGTATAATTATCTAACTGCCCTTCTGATTTTTGGAGATTAATTGCTTCTTCTCCTCTAAAAGCGTCACCAGCGACATCTTCACTAAGAGGAGTAGATATACGGACAAAACCTGATTTTTTAAGAAGAGAAGAAGGGTCACTCATCATCTTTTTTAATAATTCATTTTCTCTTCTTACTGCGTTTATATCAGATTCCATAGATTCCATTTTGGAAATAAGAGCGTTAACCAATCGCTCTTCAGTGGATTCTTCTGACATTTAACACACCTACTTTTGCCAGCCACCGAAAGTACCAGAATGTTTTCTCATTTGATAATTAGTTCTAGCAGGAATAACTGTACCCTTGAGAACTCTATCCCTTTGAGAAGTATCAAAGTTAGTTCCTCTTTCATTAAACTTCATTACAGGAACTCCGTTTGCAAACTCATTAACTTGTTTTTCTTCAGCAGACTTTTGTATAGCATAATGCAAATCATCATTTAAGAAATTACTAACTTTCAAAACTTCTTGAAGATGTGATTTTGCTAACTCAGCATCTCCTAAATCTAAAGCCTCAGAAAAGGCTTTCGCGTGTAAATTCATCTTTCTTGCAAAGGAGTCCATCTTGGTTAGGTTCATGTTACTCACTCGCTCCGTAGATATACCTGTTTAATTACTCTTATGCTCCACGAGGCCGATTTGCCTCTGAAATCCCTCTTTGTGCTCTTTCAACAGGTCTTTGTTGTAAACCCCTTTGTTGTACATTAGAGAAAGGTGAACCAGCACCCATTGAAGTTCTCTGTTCAGGTCTTGCTGGTCCTCTATTTCTCATACCAATACCTTCACCGCCCGGATTAACAATACCCGGTGGCATACCACCACCTACCTGTTGCATTACTCCCGGAGGTACACCAGCAGGGGGTGCTCCACCAGCAGGGGGTGCTCCACCAGCAGGGGGTGCAGCACCGGGTTGTTGACCAGTTTCTAATTTTTTATAGACAAATCTAATATCTCTCTTTCCTTCTTCTAACAATTCAGGTTGATATCCTAACATCATCATTCTTTGTGCAAGATTCGCTTCCATCTCATCTCTTCTCAATCTTGTAATCTCATCCTCTTCCTCATTAGGATAAAGAGATAATTTCCAATCATATACATTCATTTCCCTTAACATTCTTGGGAATAAAACTTCAGTGTATACTTTTTGTCCAAATTCTACAGCCCGATTTGTAACTAAGATTTGCATACCTTCGTTATTTAATCCCCCAGATTTTCCATTGTCAATCATAAATACTGATGAAACACCATAGTAAGCAGCAATACGATTTCTAATTTCATCTCTTACAGCCATGTATTGCATCTCTTCAAGAGTGTCCATGAACTTAACCCAATTTACACCCCCTCTTCCAGTGGAACTTTCAATACCAACTTTAGGAACATAATGCGGGTCTCTTTCCATTTTTTCATCAACAGATTTCCAAAATGATTTCATAGATTCTAGATTATCTGTAGTAACAGAAATAATACCCTTCGGTATTCTTCTTTTCTGATAAGCGGTATAGATGTAATTATCCATAGCAGTTAGAGACATTGCTTGTCTCCACATAGTATTAACTGGAGATTTGCCGTATAATTTACTTGGATTATATTTTGAAATATGTATGACTTCACCTTTTAGATAATATTGATTTTTTCCAGAGCCGGCCATATTTATGTAATGAGCATCTTCCATTTTAGAACCACATACTGGACAAGCGTCGTCTTGACCGGGATAATTAATTTGGTCTCTATGAATGGCACAAACCTTGTACCTACCACCTCTTACTCCTCTTTTATCTGCAACTATTCTCATAAAAATAGGGTCACCCCTTATGATTTCTTTTACTCTATAAAATTGTATTTTTCCAGTATCTGGGTCCACAAAGTATTCTTTTACTAAAATCAAGAAAGCGTCATCAACAATATTCAAGTCATCTTCTATCTCTTGTAAAATATGCATGAAAGATTGTTCCATAGAGTTTTCTTGTCTCAATAACCAACGCGGGTATACAGCCTCATCAACATCAGGAGTTCTAACTTCTCCCCCACAGGCTTTACAAGATTCTACTGAATGATGATATTCTTCACCACAATCTATACATTTAGTCTCAAACTTCTTTTCAAAGTAATACCCCCTTCGAAATATTTCTTGTTTTAATTTCGCTAATACCGTTCTAAGAATTAAATTTTCACGAGAAACAGCATAAAGAGCAGGGAGAGTAATTCCTTGTGCTAATACTGGCTCTTGAATACCAGTAGTCAACATTGGCATTTGAGGTTGAGGTGTAGTTCTTCTTTTGAAAGGACTAGAAAGTGCATTAATAAACCTAGAAACTCTACTTTCATCATCAGCCATTATATCCCCTCCGACCATTTACTAATATCGTCTACAGAACATTCCCATTGAGATAACAAGTTTTCTGCTTTTTGAGTGTCGTCTTTCCAATTATTGTATCTAACCACACGCAACAACTCGGTCTTACGAAGAGGGTCTTCCTCTTGGAGATATTGCAAGACAGCCTTTGCTTGTGTATCTTTCATTTGTAAATGTGGGAGAATCATTTTTAGTAATTTTTCAACATCTCCCTTTGAGTAAAATTGTAGTCTGTGCTGACTTCTAGTAGAGTTTTTGTGGACTTTTTGGTCTAATTGTAAAACACCACATTCTAAAGTTTTGTGTAATTGTTCACAGTGTGCTCTACCTCTATCACCAGTAGCAACAAAACCTGCTCTAGCCTCCCCTCTACTTGTAATTGTAATATATCCATCAGCGTCTAAAAATCCAGCAGCATAAGCAAAAGGGTCTTTTAGAATCAAACCGTTCTTATCCATTTTTACAAAAGTACCTCTAGAAGCCCCTGCGGTAATATCTAACTCTTCACCATACATAGAAATTAATTTTGATAACTTGTTACTAGTCATACTTTTATGAAGAATATTATTTTCACTTAAATGTTCAAAAATGGCTCTACTACTCATGGGTCCTCTTTCTGCTAAAACCAAACTGGCCTTTTCTATAGTTTCTCTATCTTTTGAGTTTAATTTATCTATTTGATGTAAACTAGTTTTCCACATTTTTCTTGCATCTTTTTTATGCTGCATAGCATTAGCCCACGCTTGGCTTTCTTGTTGACCCCAAACATCTTGATACTCATCAAGGGCTTTCAAAGAATTGTCAGCCTCCTCCCATAATTGACAAGCGTTTATCAATCCAGTTTTTCTTGAATCTGAAAATCTTCTAAGTGATTTTAAATCTCTATCTGATAAACCTAATCCTCTAAGTGTGTCATATCTATTCTCAGCCCAAGGTATTTGCGATAGTGTGGTCTCCACTTCTAACTTTTTTAATTGTCTGACATCTTTTATTATATCATCAATTTCATTTTTCACACCTTTATTGACTCTTCTCATTTTTCTAAGTCTAGAAACAAACTCGTTAGCAGTAATACCAAGGTGGCTTTCAAACCATCCTTCTCCTGTATTTGAAAAAAACTTCTTAATTTGTAAAGGTTCACCAGTAGATTCTAACATATCTTCTTTCAAAATAAAGGAGTCTTTCAGAATCGCACTTGACCACATATTTTTGACCCCTTAAATGACCCTTAATTATCTATTCTATACCATCTGGAAGTATTTTCGTTTTCTTCCACCATGTATGTTGTATTCATCCACATCACTCCCCTTCGTATCTTATTTCCTTTTTCAACTCTATGGTATCATCCAACCACTATTACGATGTTTTCTACCAGCGTGCCAATCATCAAAGCCGGGTAAAATATCATCAAGGAGAACAACACTTCCTTTGAACTCTTTAGTTGCAAAATTAGCAAGAGCCAAACCCATTGCTAAGTCGTCATGAACTCCTACAGATTCTAGCCTACCATTTTTCTGCATACCAAATCTGTTTAACTCTTGTTCAAGAGTGTGAGTAAACTTACGAGACTCTTCATTCCCGTATGGAGTTTTTATTTGTCCCTGTTCAAATGCTAACAACAATGACATAAATATTGTCTCTTTCTTTTGTTTTGTTGTCATAAAAGTCTTGACAGGTATATCAGATGCCATTTCTTTTAACTCAGTAGCCAACATTCTCTGAAAATTATTACCTTCTAATTCAATTAACTCTGGCATAAACTTATTATTTATAGATATAATTTGTCTTTTCTGATTCATGCTAGAAAGTCCTTTTTGATGTACTGCATGTACTATTTCTTTTACACCGCCATTATCTGGTTTTATTCTAAGACCCACCATAGCAGTATAGTCGGCATTTTTATCAGAAGAAATTGCTGGGTCCCAACCAAAGAAGTGTTGTCCGTAAATACCATCAGGTTCACCTTCTTCATTGTAAGCGGTATCTGCTCTTGGGATTAAAATAAGTTCAGGGTCTCTGGCTTTTTCAAGTATATCATTAGGAAACATACTCGCAACATCGTGAATAGGTTCACATAGATATTCACGAGAAAACTGTATCGCGGGCATAGAAAGTCGTCTTTCTTCTAATGCCTCAAGATTCCATCTTCCCGGCCATAACGCTTCGCCTTCTTGATTTATCGCTGGATAGGTTTCTACAGTAAAAGTGTCTTTCTTTTCCAATTCTGCATACAAATCGTTGTAACTGAAAGGTGTACCTACCATCATCAAACGAGAACTGTGGTGAAGAACTGGTAAAAGAACACCATAAAACCAGTCAGCAGTTCTTGCTAATTCTCCAGAACTAGTACCCCAAAGAATATCGTCACAAACAACAACATCAGGGTGAAAACCACGAGTTGCCCCGCCAACCGATTTAGCCATAATACGGCTACCATTTGTAAACTCGAAGTAAGATTTAGCCCAAGGTTTTCCTTGAGGTTTCAAATCTCTTAAGCATTCAGCCATATCTATGTTATTTCTAATAAATCTCATATGTTCAAGAGTCTGTTCTAAAGAGTGTGAGAAAATCATAATGTGTGTATTAGGATTAAATGCTGCTAACCATAATGCATAACTCATAAAGAAAACAGATTTACCGTGGTCTCTTGACGCTTTTACACAATAATATCTACTTCCAGCAAGACCCTTCTCCCATTGTTCGTGATGCCAATTTAAATCAAATTTTAAAATCTCTGTAAAAAAATACTGAAATGATTTTTTACTCATTTCTCTATCCATCTGCATGATGAAATCTTGCATGTCTTGACCCTTATCGTCAATCATAAATATCACACATTTCCTTGTATTTGTTTAGAACCGTCTATATTTTTAGCATTCAATCTTTTTTCTTCTTCTGCATCTTCAGCGTCATCTCGATTTATGATTTTTACCATATCTTTTTCTGTAAACTGTTTAAGATTATTCTGAGTAGGAGAAGGAGGAGCAGTAGGAGCCAACACTTTTACTTGCTCTTCCGTCATTTGAGGAGTAGGTTCTGCTTTTGGTTTAACTTTTACAGGTCCACCTGCAAATCTTCTTGTAAATACACTTTGTTCTGGTGTTACACCTACTAAACTTTGCTCTTTTGGAGAAGGAGTTCTTATTGGATTGATTTGTCTCTGTTCACTAAGCATAGTAGGGTCTACTGTTCTAAATTCTGCTGCTGGTTCTCTATATGTAGATGAAGCGACAGGATAACCTGAGCGTGGAGACCTTCTACGGTTTACATCAACTAAACGTTCATCTAGTCCGGCAACAATAGGCCCTAAAGTTCCTTTTACACCCTGATAAGCGGCTTGACCAGCGCCTAAAGAGGAAATCGGTCTAAATTTAACATCTGCTAAATTTCTTGCAAAGTTAGTTGCTGCTGATAAGCCTCCAGCCCCTAAAGCAATATTTTGTAAAATTCTTTGATTCCTATCAAATCTTTTTTGTTCTGCTTCAGTTCCTTTATCTTTTATTCTTTTTGCTGCATCTTGGGTATATTTATCTCCATACACTTGACCAACATAAGAGCCAAAAAGATTTGAAAAATTACCACCAGAAGGGGCTGCTGCTGCCTCCGCCTGTTTAATAATCAAAACTTTTCCGATTATAATTCCCCCATAAATGCTACTTTAACGGCTTTGATGATACTTTCGTCTATTTTGAATGTTTTAGATATTCTATTCCAATCACCTTTAGAAAGTAAAATCGCTTTTACATCTGTCTTTGTGATTTGAGTTTTACTAGCCATATATGCTATATCATCTTCACTATAGATACTTAACTTCTGTTGTGGTAATAATTTACGAACACTATCATCAAGCCTAGCGTCTCTAATCTGTAGATTCTCCATTGCTTTGATTAGTCTATCTTCTACAGAAGAATCTTCTGCTTTGAATGTAAGTGGTAATCTCTCTTGTCCTAAGTCAGAAACAGATGATTGGAATCTCGCAAGACGCTCTTGCGCTTCAGGAGAAGAAAAATCTGGAGTTCTTTGACCTCCGCCCATATATTGAGTCGGAGGCTGTCTGGCTGCATATACTCTTTGCACTTGTTCAGGTGTTGCATATTGGAAAGCCCGTCTTGCTTCAGCCATTGTAGGACCACCGCCCGCAGCAGAAGTGTCAAGAGTTGGTGCTCTTCCTTGTACCCCTACTTTACTCCTCACTGCTGGGTTAATTGTGGCAGTTTTATCACTTATCTGTGTGAAAGATGTAGTTTGTTTTGGAGGTTCTACTGATGGACTTGTTGTATGAATATAATTATCCATAATATGTGGAGCAAACTCTTGAGTCGAAACACCGGAACTAAGTCTAGAACCTACTGCACGAGAAGGCATTTCTTCTCTTGATAAGATTGGTCTATTCGGAGTGTGACCATGATGAACTGCTAATGCTCTTGCAATTTGTTCAGTCATTCTTCTTTGTCCTTCAGCATCAGGATGTAAAGGTTGATGATATTCGAAATCTAAATCCCGTAATCCACTTAATCCTCCTCCAGCCTCAGATTCACCCATAAGATTAGCAAAAGCGAATAAATCAGCAGCAACATCATGTCCTCTTTTTCTTCTATCTAATTGATATCTAGTTTTTAATTTACCAGCATTTATATGTGTTCTAAAATCATTATATGCCATAGCACCTTCAGGAGTATTGATATTTTCTCTTAATGCATCTACTACTTGATTTGCTATTCCTTGTTTTGGGTCACCCATTAACAGATGTAATGCTGCCGGGGTTTCTGATAATTTTCTAACTGCGGCATTGGCTAATGTTGCATCTGAAATAACTTGTCCTAATGTGAAAGTTCCACCAGCATCAGCAAAGAACGGCTCATTCAAAACTTCGGGTGGTATTTTCTTAGGGTCTAATTCTAGAAGTGTTTGTGCAAATTTATCTATTCCTGACTTTCTACCTTGTTTCCCTGTAGAATACATAACATCTGGTAAGTGATGCATCATTTCCCAAGAATGAATATCACCGACTGATTGGCCCATTTTTTCTTGTCCCATTCTTTGTAACCATGAATCGGCCATTTCCCCACCTGAACCTAATTTTTGTCCCATTACTCCTTTTTTTCGTGAAGCAATCGCTTGACCTGTTTGTGAATTAATTGCTAAATCATCAACTGATATGTTATGATGAGTAATACCCTCTTCATATTTTCCTAATTGAATACCATCTTCTACTAAAATATCTTTAATAAAATGAGCCATAGGTATTGAGTATGTTTCACCAAATCTACCAAGAATTGCATGGTTAGCACTATTAGCAAAAACAGTACCAAACTGATTGTGTCTATCTGTCCCTGCTTCATCACTACCATGAGAACCCCTAATTTTCATTTCTAAAGTTTCATTTTTATTTTTCCCGGATTGATAATCCATTAACTTAAGTTTTCGCCATTCATGAGATTCTACATGTGGTAAAGTATGATTATCATCTCCTCTCTTAGTTTTCTCATCGTTGTATCTTTGAATGGCTTCTTGAACAACTTCTCTAGGGTCTTTATTAGAACCTGCTTGTTTTAGTTTAAAACCAACTTTTCGAATTAAACCATCTATACCGTGCATGTGGTCTATTCCGAACTCATCTCTCCAAACTTTTTCACCAAACTCACCAATACCCCATTGACCCTTAGTGTCTTCATCCTTATCTCCATAATGAGAAAACATTGGCCTATCATAACCTTCAGGGTGAGAATCATCATGATTACCATGCATTATATGTTCAGGGTGATTTCCTAAATAGAATATGTCTCCAGTTACTGGGTGAACACCGTGATTCCCATCACCTTTGAAAATTATTTTTGGTTTAGAAAAATCAACTACAACTCTCATGGTGTTGCGCCCCCTCGCCCAACATCATGACCGACTGTATCAATTCCGAAGTGGCGAGGGTCTGTTTTTGCATCTTCTGTAGCCCCTTCATTTCTATTTGTAGATTTAGGTGCATTACTAGGATGTTTAGGGAGATTACTTCCAGCACCACTTGTATCAGGATTCCCATATCCTTTCTTCTTACTTTCTTTTTCTCTAAGGATTCTTCTAGTTCTATTGAGTAATTGTCTTAATTCTTGTACAGTAGCCCAATCAAAGCCGCCTCTTCTTTTTTGTAATTCTGAACCAATAAATATATCTTCACTTGTCATAACAGGCGAGGGCATACCAGTACCAGAAGCACCACCTCCCATAGCCAAATGTGGAGCACCAGCAATTCTTGGTGGTTGAATTGGGGGAGGTCTCATTGGTTTTAGTTTAGGTTTAGGCACTCTTCCTGAAAAACCGACTACTGATGCTGGTGTAGGTGATGCTGGAGTTCTTACTTGACCTTGTTGCGCCATAGCCCCTTGTCTTGCCATGAAACTTGCATATTTTCTAGGGTCTTCTAATCTCATAGGTTGTTTAGTTTTTAATCCTCGATGTGACATCTCGACTGCTAAATGTGCTCTTCCTAACCCAGTTTTCTTAGAACCACCTAAACTTCTTGACAGTGCTTTTGCTCTTCTAGATGTAGCAGATTTAGGAGAATACCCTCCTTTTGGTTTTTTGAATTCACCAGTGCTTGGGCGACCTTTTTTTCTAGCCTCCTTTTTATTTTGTTTTTCTCTTTGTTTCTTAGTTTTTGCTTTTATTAATTCTGACCAAGCAGCATTCATAGGTTCGCCAGTAGCAATTAATTCACCTCTACCCACACCCGGTCCTTTTGCACCACCTGCTAAACTAGATAAAAAGCCAAAATTACCCGCAGCACCTGTTTGTAGGTGAGTCTCTCGGTCTGCGTCATATTTGTCGGAGTCATCTTCTCTTTCTTCATCTTCTTCTTCGTCTCCAACATTTCTTAAAATACCCGGTTTTACTTTGATATGTTTTCTTCTACGAAGTTTTTTCTCGTGTTTCTCCCTTTCTTTTCTTTTCTTTTCTTTTTCCATATCTTCATAACGAGGGTCACCGGGATTATAACTTCCATCTCCATCGTTATTTCTGAACATAATAGACGATTCTGAACGAGGAGCGTACATTCTGGTGTCAGAACCTCTTCCCATCATTCCTTCAGTCATTAGTAATCCCCCATCAGATATGCGCTAGAGCGTTGCAACGCAGAGGCTATGTCCTCATAGAACTGTTGGATGCTAGGCGGGTCTAAAAAGCAACTTCCCATTAATTTTAGTTCACCTTTTATCATAGGTAAAACCTCTCTTAATTTTCTTCTAGTTTCAAAAACTTTGTCGGGTTCATCATTCTCACAAAGTATTTTTAGATATTCTATGACTTCTAAAATACTACTCCCAAACATCAAATCTAAGTTTTCTCTTTCTACATAAAAATTAAACTTTTGAAATACTAAAGAAACATAATCTAAAAACACAGGTAATCTCTTTTCGTCAATAATAAAATTATCATGAAGTAATTTATAACCCGGATGAGAAGAAACAAACAACTCATCAATAATAATCACGCTATGTCTCCCCCAGCAGATTCTATTAATTGGGATTTTATTCTCTTCCAAGATTCGGGTGACTCTTTTGCTAATTCCACTTTCAGGATATTTATTGTTTGATTTACTGTAGTTTCTGTAGTATCACTACCCCAAGTATCATTGAATTTTACTAAATCTTTTATTGATTCTCTTACTTCCTTATGTAACGATACAGCATCTCTAACAAAACCATCTTCATGTACGCTTCCTTCAGAAAGAAGTTCTGAAAGTTTGTCGTTTAGTTTTTCGACGTTGTTTCTAAGTATACCAAGTTCTTGACCAACCGTAATTGCAACCTCAACTGCTGCTGATTTTTTAACCAACGGTTGAAAGTGGTGCTTCATGTGATGATACACAGTATTCTCAGCAATATCTAGTTCCTGAGCAATAGCCTCCGATTCTGTTCCGTCAGTAAAAAATCTAGCCTCTAAAGCGGCCCTATTATCATGAGAACAAATCACACAACTAGGATTAGCACCCATGTGATATTCTCCCATATGATTTCTAAAATGTCTATCTGCGGTATTTGCCCTCCAACCCATCTCTTGGTCCATTACTTTAGGAGTAGTATTTCCAGCAAGTAAATCATCTTCAAGACCGTCTCTATCTGGATGTTGACAGAAAGAACATGAGCGTTTTGTTATACGCGCTGCTTCATCCATTGATTATCGTAGGACAACCTTGTTATTCAATATTATTACCACTATTGTGTTATTCTTGCATAAACTGCACTTAAGAACACAAGCGAAGAAAACAAACCAAAGACGAAAAAGGTAGCCTCGTTAGTGCTTAGTTCACCACCCCTAAACATTAATACCGCTACCATCATAACAATCAAAGACAGCAACTGAACCATTATCATATCAATTATTACACTGCGTTGTGGACTCCACATTCCTAGTGCCATTTCATTCATTTGATTAATTGGATTTGGGATTCCTGACATTACCATTATGCTCTACCTCCGAATAGTAAAGAACGTGCGGTGCTTCCTACAGCATTACCAACATTTTCCATCATACCGGGATTTTCAAGTGCTGCCCCTAATGCACCTTGTAACATAGATTGTTGGGACATAGCCAAAACTTGTTGCCTTCTCATTTCCGCTTGCTGTATAAGTGCGGTTGATTGATTTTGTAAATTACTTAATTGCGCTACAATATTTTCAGCAGATAAAGTTTGTAAGTCTGAAGGGAGAGATGTGACATCTAAACTAAGAGTACCAGTTTCTTCATCTAACTTGAATGTTGAGTTTTTTAGTACATTAAGAAGTGAAAATGTTGTTATGTTAGATAGCATTTCAACCATAACAGGCATTTGAGAACTCACAATAAACTTTTCAACAGGATTTAATGTTTCAAGCATAGCCATTAAAATCTCAGTATCAGAAGGTGGTGCTACAGGTTGTTGTGCAAATTGATTAAATTGATTATATTGGTCTTGAACCCCAAGACCAGCCATAAAACCCTGTGCAGCAGGTTGCTGTCCAAATCCAAACTGTTGTTGTGTTGGTTGTCCAAAAGGTGCTCCTGTTTGAGACAAATTAAGAGACGATGTAGATTGTGCTACTTGTTGATTATTTCCAAATATTCCTACCATTACTGATTCACCCCTTGGGTATTGGGTATAGGTGGCGCGTTATTAGGTTGCTGATTAATCATCTGTTGGAAAGCAGGTGTTGGATTATTCATTTCTATCAATTCTTTTTGGAAAATTCTCAAATCAAATGTTACAGTGGTAATATCATTTATTCCTGTTTCTGGATTTTTATAATGTGTAATATTTATTCCTTCATAATCTCTAGCATCTTTTTCTAATAACTCAAAAAATGGCTCATACTTAGAAAGCATCAAAGGTGTATCTGCTTCACTTTTTTGCATGACACTTACTGGAACTGTGACTATTGAAACTCCTTGTTTGACTTTATCCCTCAAACGATTAGGATTCATTTCATATTCTTTATCTTCTTCTGCTTCCCATTTACAAAGTAAGTGATATAAATGTAAATGTTCAGGGCAATATGTCCCTCTCATTTTTCTTCCACTAGTTACCTTATCCATAGCCAAAAACGCTTCAGCCTGTCCTGTAACTGGGTTCTGCCAATACATATCCCAAAGACTTCTTCCAGTTTCATCATCACATATTTTTTCGTAAAGATTATCATATTGAATTAATTCTTTACAATCACAACCATCTACAACACAAATATGAGATTGCTTATTGTATCTATATTTACTTCCAAAAAGCCTAGCAGGTGAAATCAAACTTCTTTTAGCAGGTTTTAGTAACCTATATGCTTGTCTTATATCTGATTTTCTTGCTTTTCTAGAATTACCATGTGTAGAAGGGTAAAAGTTTACTTTTGGTACTTCTAAATTTTTTTGAGCAGCAATTTGTTGCATCGAACGTTGTGCTGATGCCTGTTCCATTAAAACTGCTCTATTAAGTTGAGGATTCCCTTGTGCGGCTAAAGCCATCAAAGCGGTTTCATTAGAATGACCTAGAGAATTAAGTTGTTGTTGATTATTATAACCGGGGATATAACTAGATACCATATTATCACTTCTGTTGTGGAGTTACTCTAACACATAATTCTCCATCTTCCCCCACATCAAACTTCCAACTTAGTTTTTCTCCTGCTGTAAGTTTAAATTGTTCAATTATCCACATCGGGACAGTTGTTCTTAAACTGTTAGAACCTCCTCCAGTTGACACAAGAGTAGTCTCATTATTCACTCTTGCCATTACACGTCGCACTACTATACATATCAAAAAGGTTACTGAAGAGGTCATTTGATAGGTAAGGCTTACATTGTTAATAAATCTAACATAGTAATTTCTACATTCCATCCTATTCTGGTCGCCATAAAACTTCTTTTTGTCCTAATACCCGCTTTTTGTAAACGAATTAAATCATCTCTAAACGGGTCAAATACCTTATGTTCTCCTATTCTTCCTTGTTGCCAAAGTAATGCAGCATTGTCATCAAAAAATCTATCCGCTTTATTTGCAACTAACATTATAAGTTTTGGAGAGTATTTTCTTCCCTTTATTCTACTTCTTATACTTCTATATCGGTAATTACGAGAAATTAAAACATCACATAAATATTTGAATCCCGCAACTTGTTCCATACCGTCTGCTCCACCTTTCAAAGCCCTATCGTCAAACATGTAAATCACAGCCTCGGCTTGTCGATAAACCATATCTTCTATCCAAAGATTCCAATATCTTTCTTGTCCGCCTATATCAGCAGAGTTTACAACTCGTTTTTCACCCTTCCAAGAAACTCTTTTTTTAGTTGATTTAGGTAAAATATATCTTGTTAATATTTTATAGTGTTCAGTTCTTTCTTCAATGGGGATATCATACATCTCTCCCGGTGTTGTCATATAAGAATCCAAAGTAGTTTTTCCTACCATTGCTGTTCCATAAATACCAACACTTCTGGGTCTCCAAGCATTGTAAATATTTTGACCCCACAGCGCAGCGCCTACTAAAACGCTACCCGTCATACTCAAGTTAACACCTAACCTAAGTCAACTAACCAATTTCCTAATTGCTCTAATTTAAAATAAAACCATTCAACAGTAGATTCCCATAAAGAAAAATCACTATTTGCTTCAACAGCACTAAGAATAAAAACTGAAACAGTAGCAACAACAACTGTCCTAATCCAACCATAACCCCATTCGTATACGTTATCAACTGTATTAGCCAAATGCATTGCTCTAAGAGTTTCTTCTACTGAATCGTCTTTTGGTGTTTTGAATATTTTACCCATTCAGTTCAACTCTTATATCTAAGGTCAGGAGTGCCATCCTTTTTCAATCTCTTTGTCGGTTTTCCATCTTTGGGAGGAGTTGGTAATTCTTTTACCATAGAATCAGTCATTTGATAAATTTCATTCATATTTGCAGATTCAACTCCTAAACCTAATGGTTGTGGCACATTTGTATTGTGAGCAGGGATGCCGGGATTAAAAGTAGAATGGTAATCTAATCCTAAATTAGCCATATTATTAACATCTCTATTTTCTGTTAAAAATGAAGGTGGAGACATAATTTTATCAGGATTTTCTTGCATCCATCTTAATTCTTTTTCTAATTCCATTTCTTGCCTTCTTAATTCCATATCAGAACGTCTTTGGTCAAATGAAACCTGTATGTTTCTAAAACGAGATTGTTGTTGTCTTTGAAATTCTGATATTCTTGCTCTTTCTCTAAGATTTCTTTCAAAGAACATTTTGAATAAATAATATGCTAGACCTTGTAAGGCAAAAGCCCCCATAGCATAATTTAATCCATTCATCCAAGTTTCATCATTTACTAGCCATAATCTAGAATCAAAAATAGCAACTGCAACCCCAATCAATGCAGACTGACTTATTATCAATCCCATCAATCTAATTTCGGAATCTGTTGTATCAGACATATACACACCTTGTGAAAGGCCACGGATGGGGTCACCTTAAACCCTTCTGAGTAAAAATCCGGTGTTTTAACCTATTTGTCTTATTTATCCTATTATTAGTATATATATAATAATTAATACATATGTATAGAGTCTATATTAATAATAAGACAAATGAGATTAACAGTTCCACCGTTTGAGCGCTGCACCCTTTGGTGTTAATTTCCCATCTTTACTAGTTGGACCTTTGCTTCCCCCCATTCTAGCACAGAATGACTTTCTTCTCTTTGCCGCTTTACTACCGGGTTTTAGTGTACTTGGTTTTTTAGTAACAGGTCTTTTCAGATTAGCACCTGTTTCTCTTTTTGCTTTGGCTCGACCTTTTGCATTTAGTCCACCACTTCTACTATGTCTGTTTGGGTTGTAACCGTGAAATGGTTTTTCACCTTTAGCGACATATCTAGTGCTACCTGCTGGCGAAGTGATTTCTTGATGGCAATATGCGCAACTTCCATGATACCCTGTATAATCAGGAGTGTAAGCAACCATTGGGTTTTCACTCCCACAATGAGGACATGGGAAATCATATTTTGAGGCTTTTGCAAAAACAGAATCTAACAGGGCCACTGATGCTTGTTGCATTGGTGTACAACAATCGCATATGTCGAAATCACTCATTATTCCCCGCTCCTATATCATCCAAGAAGGACTGTCCTCTAGCCCTCATCATTGCTCTTTCTGCGTTTTCTTCAGGAGTAAAATTGAACTCATTAGAGGCAAACAATTCTGGCTTAATCTCACGCAATGCCTCTACGTAGTTGTAACTTGGGTCGTTTCTACCGTATAGTTTGTCCAAGTATCTTCTATCATAAATATCCCTAGCGTGTACTTCATAACCACTTTTACCAGCATTCCATTCTTCCGTTCTATCCCTACCGCGATATCCAAATTGGTCCATTACGTCAGACTCACTTTCAGATGGTGAGCGGTAACTTTCCTGTTCCATCTCAGCCCCACGCTCATCCATCATTCTCTTCCTGCCTCTTCGAGCGATGCCACCCGTCTGCTTGTATCTCCTCCAACTCTTAGGGTCAGTCTCATATTGCATTGTTTCAGGTTTTATCGGTAAGGTCGCTTTCAATACATTCCACGCTGCGGAAAAAGCATCCATGTCGCTTCGCATAGCGTAGTCTGTCTTAACAATTGTCGGTTTTCCACCCACACCTTGCTTTTTAGCACGTTTTCTTTTTGTCGCCGCTTGCTTCTCACCTGATGACATAGAGCCTGATGTTTTAGGCGTTTTACTTGAAACTTTGATTGAAGGTCTACATTTAGGATAACCTTTGCCTGAAAGTTTTCCCTTGCTTCTACCACATGGTGGGTGCTTACCGTCTTTAGTACGTGACACATCTACCCATTTTTCCTTAAACCAGCGGTTTAAGTTTTTTACAATGAGCACATCATGACAAGTACATCGTGTCATACTACTCCTACCATTTTTTTAATGTTCTTTTGTTTGTCCATTAAAGCATAACAAGGACATTTAGGAGAAGATGCTGAACATTGATTACCCTCAATCATACAAACGCAAGGTGTTTTCTTAGTACCACCACAGCAGCATTTGTCTTTTTTGAGTTTCATTTCTTTTTCTTCCCCCTAAACTTACCACGACAATATTGTACAGCCCAACCGTTAGCATAGGCAGATGGATAAACTTTGAACTTTCTTTTTGCTGCTGCTTTTCCTTCAGGACAGAGTTTCTTCCAAACAGTGTCCATACCTACACAATGACCACAATCACAACTATTCATTTTTTTACCTTAACCTTACGAAGTGTACCTCGATTTTTAAAATGCCTAGCCCTATTACTACTTTGGTTTTCTAAAGTAAATTTTCCACCTTGAGTATGGCTAATATCTTTTTTATTATTCGAACCATAAATACCCCTGCGTCTACGCTCACGATTCAATTCTACTCGATATTTTACCCTTTCCGGGCTAGACTGATATTTTGTGTCATATTCCAACTTATGTTTTCGTGCTGCTGGTGATAGATTTCTTTTCAATAGTTGGTAGGCTATGTCCATTGGTTTGCTTTTGTAAGTTTCAGAAAAGTCTTGAGAAAAACCACCACTCTCTTCCATCAACGCTTGAGGTTCGTTGTATCGTTGCCAAAAATCTTTGTGGGGGTCAAAACCGCCCCAATCTTCATGTTCTTCTGCCATTTTATCTAACGCTACCTTAGCCGGATGAAGTGGATGTTTTTCTTGAAAATTATCATAATGACTCATAATCTCCACTTGCTTTTCATGTGGTAATTCGTTTACTTTTGAAGAAGCATCGTGGAAGTGTTGTATATAACGAAGGTATTGATTAAACGCTTCTTCAGGGTAAAAATGCTGTCTATCGTTTTCAAACATACCTGCGTAATATTCCGTTTCTAATTCACCACTCGCAGGGTCATTCCAATAAGAAGCCGGTGCGTTTGCTATGGTATCAACAATCTGTTTTTGTTTATCGTGTAATTTATCGTAAGGTAAAATCTCTTGTCCTAAATCAAAAGCATCTTCCATAGTTCTATTTTTGTCATCATCTTTAAGCAACTGATAAGCAATTTCCATTGGTTTAACTAGAATCATTTTTTTAACTAATGGTCTCGTTGAACCCGGACCCGGAGGTAAAGGTGGTAAAATTCTAACTCTTGCCGCTTTTTTCTTTTTTGCTTTTCTTGCTCTTCTTATTGCGACTTGTGGATTATTAGTTTTCATTTTTTCAGGTGAGGCATCTATAACGTGGTCTACATTCATAGTACCAACCCCACTTCCTCTTTCGAATTTTTGATTATTACCTCTAAGCATTACTGTTTGCACTTGAGGAGTTCTATGCTTTTTATGAGGTCTTACAATACTTACAATAGTATTACCATGTGAATGTCGTAACCCTTTCTCGTTAACACCAATAGGATTTCTATAAGAATCTAAAAAATGAGTCCTAACTGCTACATGTTTAGGGGCATTTTTAGTATAATTACCTAAAGGACCCATGATACCAGCATCAACTAAACCTTGTATAGTTCTAGTTTTTACTTCAGAATTTTCATTTTCGTCATGTACACGGAGAGGGTCACTTAATCTTTCAGAAGCATGACCCGCGAAAAACTCCGGTGGTAGTTGTGAAGTGTTAACTTCTGGTGCTTCAACTAACGCATTTTCATCTTTTAAGATATAATTTACCATTATATCAGAAAACATATTACCTACTCATTGTCTTCTAGCGTTCATCATTTCTTGAAGTTGGTTTGCTAAATAATCTGCTTCTGCTCTTAATTTGGCAGCGCCATGTGGGTCTGTAGCCATCATTTGTTGTGCTCTTGCATCCATTTCATGTACTCTTTGTCTCATAGCCTGTAGGTTCATTCCTTGAGCAGTACCAGCACCAACACCCATTTGATTGTAATCTTTTAAAAATTGAAATGCTTTTTTCATAGCATCAGGAGTTGCAGTATCTGTAGGAGATTTAGGGGAAGGTTTTGTAACAGCAATAACTACACTTACGCCTTTTCCTTTTTTTGGTTTGTCTAATTTTTCTTCACGCATACTCACATCTCCTTTTCTTGCATCATTCTTCTGACCATAGCCACTAATTTATCTCTTGGCATATTAGCAAATTCATCTTCTGGGGCCTCATCATAGTCATCAAGAGGGGTTCCTGTTGGCTCATTGTTTTGACGCATTGCTTGTGAATGTAATCTCGCAGCAGCCATTTTATCTGCTTTTGGTGTATAAGGTGGGAAATCATCAGGTCTATCGAAAGGTTGCTCTCGATGTCTATCATCTACAGAGTCATACCACGCTTTTCTCAACAAATTCCATGACATTTCAAATGCTTCCATTTTACCTACTCCTTGATACTCTAACTAAACCAGTTTGTTTACGCATTTTTGGCCTTTGCACTCCTCGCGCTACCTGTCTTGCATACTTCGCTTTGGTTTTTCGGGTTTTAACTTTCCGGGCCAATCGCTGAACTTTAGCCTTTGCTTGCTTTTTTGGTCGGTCAGAAATGTAACTTTTACCAGCATAACCAAATTGACCTTTTAAGAGGTCATCTATGATGTCGGCAGGTTCAATCACAGTATTCGAGACAAGCAGAACACTTTTACCATTTCGCTGATTGGGTGTTTTCAATGGGCTACGTTTTAATCAAGGCTCCAGTTGCTGCTGTTCCTTTTATTGCGGCAGCAGGGAGTAGATTTATTCCTATGGTTCTTGGTCAAGGTGGGAAACACGTAGTAGGTGGTGCAGTAAGAACTGTTGGTGGAGGTGCTATGACCAGAACTGCTGCTAGTAGTGTACCAACAGTAGGAAAAGTAGGAGTAACCGCAAGTTCAGCAGGAGCAGGAGCAGGAGCAGGAGCAGGAGCAGCGTATGGAGCAGGAAGAGCGACAAATATGGCTCAAAATAATTCTGAAAAAGAACAACAACCAGACAATAACGCTGCTAGATATGAACAATTAGCGGATGAAACCCGTCAAATGCTAAGAGATAAGGCTTCTACGAATCCCACTCAGTTTTCCTGAAACATAAATAAAGGCTCTTTCAGCCATTGGGATATTAACAATTCCTTTTAGATACATTTCAGCAGCCTCTAATTTCGCAATATCTACAGATTGTTCAATTTCAATTCCATAATCCGAAGCCCAGTCAATTAAATACCGAGTTGGTAAATTACCAAAACTACCCGGAACAAAAGGACAACCACCTAAACCGCCTAGTGAAGTATCGAACTCCCTAATACCGGATAAGTAGGCAGCATCCAGTAAATGTGAAAATTCAACCTTTCTACTACTAGGCTTGTGTAGATGAATGGCTAAATTTGGCATAATTTCGCGGGCAATTTTTACCACCGTGGTAATTTCTTTTGGGGTTGCTACTCCTGTGGTATCTGCAAGAACAACTGTTCCGCTATTTTCTGCACCCCATTTTAGTATCTGTACAAAAAGAGATTCATCATAATCTTCGAAAGCAGAGCCAAAAGCACAGGAAATGTATAACCTTACTTGCTCAGGATAAACTTCTTCCAATGCGATTTCGTATCTTTCTAGTATTCTATCAATACTTGGAGTCCCTAAATTACGAGTATTAAACTCTGGTGACGGTGAAAGGTAGATATTATACAAATTAACTCCCGCTTGTTTTGCCAGTTCAACTCCTTTTGCATTTGGAACTAATACTGAAATCTGGTTATTCTCTTGATTTATCGCTTGTAAAACCATTGCTGTATCTTTCATTTGGGGAATTAGACTAGGATTAACAAAACTTCCAACTTCAATTTGATTTAAACCAGCAGCAATCATCATATCAATCAAATACGCTTTTTGCTCTGCTGGAATCTCCTTAGAAATAGACTGCAAACCGTCTCTAGGACCCACTTCGAAAATTGTTATTGGGTCACTCATGGGGTGTGGGAAATGATTACCGTAAATTAGCATATCGCTGGAAAAGTAATCCAGCCTCCTCTTCTAGTCTAGTATTACCACTCATCATCATTTTCAAAATCGTTGACATAACGATTTGCTTTTCTTCAACAGTGAAATCTGATTCCGGTGGGTACGCTTTTAGCACTTGCCAAGCCTCAGTAAAAGGTTCAGGAGTGGTACTCATCAGTAGTAATCGCAGGTATGCTTTATAAATAAACCCGTCGTAGTCACGTTTTACATGGTTCATGAGGCTTTTAATGACCTTTTACGGGGACAAATACGCAAAACAATACGAAAATCAGTTATTTCACTTATGGTAGGGCTGATAATAGTAGGTGTATTTCTATTAAGACCACTGCTGTAATACTTCTGGTGGTATTGAACCTTGACGAACTCTACTCATACCACCCTGTAAGTCACCATAATCTGGCTCTTGATGTTCTACATATTCAGGTAAATCTGCGGTTCTCATTCGTACAACTCCTACTTTTGAGGGGTCTTGCTTTGTTCTTCTTGCCCTTTCTTGTGCAAATCTTAGTGCCGCTTCTGGGTCTGTAGTTGTATAATTCACTAAATCTGCTGCTCTTAAGGATTCAGGCACATATCTTTTTGAACGAGTTTTGGGACTTCCACCTCTTATTCCGTGTTGTAAAACACTAGGTAAATCTACGGTTCCGTGGTATTCATACGCTTTTTCTAAATTATGATATTCAGCATATTCAGGATTTAATTCATGCTGCCAAGGTTGCGTTTTATCGTCATATGCGTGGGTGTAGTGCTCATTACCAGCACTGTTAATTCTAATTGAGTTCCCCGGATGCGCTCCATCAATCACACCCCTATCGACCATTTTATCCCAAAAACCTGCCGCACTATGTTCTACATTTGTAACATGTGTACCGGGCAAGTCATATCCTCGTTCCATAGCATAGTCTCTTACTTCATCAATAAAGTTTTCAAGATGTTCTGTCGCTTTATTTTGCCCCTTTATGTTGCTATTTAATTCAAAATTATCTATTTTTATTGAATTATGAAAATCATCCGGGTAAAACGTACCCCTAGAATTACCATCTTTTGATTGCCATAAAAACGGTTTTCGCATTCCTTCTAAGTCGTGTAACATCGTAAACTGGTCATCAGGACCAAGTGAATCAGAATAAGGCTCGTAGTCATTACTTCTTTCTATTCTTTCATAAATTGGTGCTTTGAGCAAAGCCCACGCTTGTTCGAAGGGTTTCATTATTTTTCCTCCACCAGTGGTTTGCTCCCCCACTCAACACCATAGTTATCGGGTAGTCTTGTGAGATACTGAGGCGGAACGCCAAGCGGGAAAAAGCCCTCTTCCATCCAGTCCTCAGTTCCCTGTGTCACCGTTGGCTCGTCTAAATTATCAAACACCCCTTCACGCACACCTAAGACCATCGGCTTCTGCTTATTACCTTGCCAATCTTTGTCATGAACAATCTTAGCGTGGGCATATCGTCTAGCATTGTCATAATCATTACTCACATAAGCACCCCTTCCATGAACACCCCTTTTTGCCCGGAGTTTATCAGCCATGATTTTCTGAGCATTAGGCTCAGTAGTGCCGTGATAGAAAGCGATATGCTCACCATAGGGGCTTGGGAAATCAGGATGAAACTCACCTAGCGTAGTCTGTCTCTTAATCAAGGCCCACGCTTGGTCGAAGGG